AAAAAACGCTAAGGCTAACCAAAAATAAAACTTTGATGCTGTACAAGGCTAAAACTGGATTTATTCCAGGTAATACGTTGATTTTATTACATAAAATTTGTGTGATTTTAGAGGGTACGCATGACCCACTGGGGGTCTGCACGTACACGTGTACAGAAATGACCCGAGATTGGGTAAATACTTCTATATACCAGAGGGCGGCTACTTACTTTAGATACAAAAAAAGCTCCATATAGGAGCTTCTGTAGTAAAATCAATGATTTAAGTCCTTATACCAGGGCAGTTTATCTTTTCTTTTTCTTGGAATTTCTTTCTTTTTGTTCTTCTTCACGTAATTTACGCATAAGGGCAATAGCTTCGCTATCGGGTTTCTTCTTTTCGGGTATTTTTTTAACAACGTACTCTCCTTTTTGATACTTTAAAGGTGATTTATATTCTTTTTGAAAGTATCTCTTAGGAGTATTAGTAGTTTTTCTGTGTATCTCGACCATAATCTCTAAGGGGGAATTTCCAGACATAAAAAAAGCTCCAAAAGGAGCTTATTAGTGTTACCTTGAAAAAGAAAAAAGGGCAAAAAAGAAAAACATGGATTTTATACCAGTTTTTTGAGACCTTGTCAACCCCCTAAATAAAAATAAATTTTAATTGACACTAATTTATATACAATTTCTTAATTATGTGGTATAATATGTGTATTATGACTGTACAACCAAAATTTGGTTCTTTATTAGAGCAAATCTGCTATGAGTATGAGAAATATGGTAGATTTAAAACACACATACCAAGCCATCACGTTATTTACATACGTGCGGCTTTAAAAGGACGTACTGGGAAAGACTTCAGCGTTGAGGATATAGAAAAGGCATTGGTAGCGGAGGGTATGTCGCAGTACGTATAGAGAGTAATCTCTATCGTCACAGAGCAGCTTGATACTGTACTTATTCCTGCGGGGTTCGCTGCAGTTACTCAAGTTTAGGGCGAGATTATACTAATGTCGGTCTCGCCCATTATTTTAGGAATTGCAATGTTTGAAACTATGGTACTAGCGTGTTTAGCAACTAATCCTAATTTTTGCCAACAATTACAAGATTTAAATGGACCCTATCAAGAAAAGACACAATGTATACAAAGAGCTTATGAAATAGCAAAAGAATTACCAGAATATATGCCTGGGTATGTAGCTATGAAGTATACATGTATTGATGTAGCTGATAAAAGAATTGATAAAAAGAGTATATAATGAAAGGATACACTATAAAAGGAGGGCATAAGCGACCAACTAAGTCTGGAGCAGGTATGACCAAAAAAGGTGTAGCTAAGTACCGTAGAGAGAACCCGGGTAGTAAATTAAAGACTGCAGTCACTGGTAAAGTAAAACCAGGTAGTAAAGCAGCTAAAAGAAGAAAGTCTTTTTGTGCTAGAAGTGCAGGACAAATGAAACAGTTTCCAAAAGCGGCTAAGAATCCTAATAGTCGTTTAAGGCAAGCAAGGAGAAGATGGAAGTGCTAATAGAATTAAACTTTAGGCTATTTAAATTTTTTAATAATATAAGCAGTGCTTTTTACATGAGGTACGTAAGATTACTACGTAAATCTCAAGGTAGAATTTGATGGTAACCGTTGAGCAGTTTTTGAAATGGAAAATACTGCCAAGATGTATGATGCTTGCTAGTACAGTTATGTCATGGAGATGTGCGGAATGGTTTATGGATTTAGATGCACCAACAGCTAGTCAATCAGCATTTGTATCCGTTGTAATGGGTGTAATGACAGGTGTCTTTGGCATTTGGATGGGACACGAACATAAGGGAGATAAGTAATGGAAAACATGGTATTAGATGCGTGGAATGATTTATCTTACTTAGAAGGTGCTCTTTTTACACTATGGTTATTTATATTGTACTACGGCAAGGTATGGATAGATAGCAGATTTAATAAAAAGGATTGTACATGCTCACAGCGTTGATAGGACCTATAGCTAATTTAGCTGGTACATGGTTTGAAAACAAAGTTGAAAAAACAAAAGCTGAAGGACAAGCTAAAGTTGCAGAGGCTCGTGCTCGTGCTACTGTTGCAGAAAAAGTTGCGGCTGGCGAGGTCCAATGGGAAAGCAAGATGGCTGATGCTACAGTGGATTCTTGGAAAGACGAATTTGCGTTAGTTGTGTTACTTACTCCAGCAATATTAGTTTTTATACCTGGGATGAAAGACTATGTTAAAGAAGGATTTGATATATTGGCAACTTTGCCAGAGTGGTATCAGTATTTATTATATATTGCAATTAGTGCAAGCTTTGGAATCAAGGGAGTTGGACAAGCCGCAAAGATGTTCAAGAAAAAATAAGGAGGAGTAAATGTCAAACATAATTGAAACAAACTTTGGTACATTAATTAATCCTGCCAGAGTAGCTAATGGTAGTGCATCTAGTGTTATTAAACAGGGTGCTTTCTATACATTCTCACTTAAAATAAGTAATGATGACATTCGTGAGTATTCTTTTACTACTAGACAAAAAGCAGAAAATATGAGAAAGATTTTAGTAAGTCATTTGGAACATATGATTGGTACAACAGCAAGGAAAGTTAATAACTAATGAATTTAATAAAGTTACAAGATGATTTAGCAAATGATGAAGGTATTAAATATGAGATATATAGATGTTCAGAGGGTTATCCTACAGGGGGTATAGGACATTTAATTACTGAGTGGGATGAAGAGTATTACGGAAAACCTATAGGAACAAAAATTCCTAACCATCAAGTAGATGATTGGTTTGAGAGAGACATAGAAGTTACACTAAAAGACTGTAAAAGTATATTTGAAGAATTTGACTCTTTACCTGAAGAAGCACAATTAGTAATTGCAAATATGTGTTTCCAATTAGGAAGACCAAGACTATCTAAGTTTAAAAATTTTATTGCTGCGGTAAACGATAGAGATTGGATGAAGGCGGCAGATGAGATGGAAGATTCCAGATGGCATAAGCAAACAACTGCAAGAGCGGAGCGACTGATAGCACGCATTATTAAACTAGGAGTACCAGTGTAATGGAACAAATTACAAATAAAGATTTAAAGAAAGCCACAGATAGAAAATCTATGGCTGAGTCAAGAGATGCTGTTAGTAGAATTGGAAAAGATAATAAAATTGATACTAGTAAAATGAAGATGCGTACAGATACTAGTAAAAAAGATTTAGCTGATATGTACAGACTTAGAATGGGGCTACCTAAATCAATGTCTGATGCACAAGTTATTAAAATGTTTCAAAATCAAGGGGTGACAAATAATATAACACCTAAAGCACCTCCTAAGAAACCAATTATGGAACTACCAACTAACGTACCAAGGTTAATGAAAGGTGCTTTACTCGGAGACCTGAATAAAGATGGAAAAATGTCTGGTTACGAAACAGCTAGACAAAAAGCTATTACTAAGAGTATGAAATCATGAAGAAGACAAAGCACATAATGGAACTGCCTACTAACGTCCCTAGATTAAAAAATGGTGCAGGCATGATTGAATTACCTGATGGAGGTAAGTATTTTCCTGGCGGAGAGAGAATGAGCGAGTTTGCTCCTGATATAGGAAAAAGGGGAGTTAAATTAAGTCGTTTAAAAGGTAAACTGTTAGATAGCTTTGATATGCCTACAAAAGTTATAAAGCCAACAAAAGAACAATCTAAAATGCCAATTAAAGAATTCATGTTACCAAAGGACAGATACCAAAAAGATTTAAAAAAATTTAGAAAAGCAAAAAAAGAATCATTTTTAGGACTTGGGCTTGGTATTAAAGAAAAACATCCTGATGACATAGATAAGACGACCCCATACAAAAATATGGATTTGCTGGGAAAGCAAAAGAAAAAAGAAATAGCAGTATAAGGAGATACCCATGGCTATGAAGAAAAAAGAGGCTAAAAAGAAAATGACTAAAGGCTATGCTAGAGGCGGAGCTAAAATGACAAAGATGATGGGCGGCGGCTCTAAAATGACTAAAGGCTATGCCAGAGGTGGGGCAATCAAACGTAAGTAATGTCGTATCTTATAAGTAACGTACCTCATTTTAAGTGTTGGGTACGTAGGGAGTTTACGTGTAACCATCAAAGATATCATGGAGAGTTTCTTCATGCTATGGTTATAGCAGTAAACACAATCCCAGATAGGTCTTTAAGCTTCCAAGTTGTTTTCACTGGTTGCGAAGTAGACAGAGAAGATGGTCCTGATGAGAATGTTCATGGAGGAGCAATGTGGGCAAGGATGCCTATACAAGCCCTGGTCGCAGATATACCTGTAGAGGAATGGGCAGAACCTATGGAAGACCATTTGTGTCAACCATGGGATTGCGAATCAAGAACACACAGTGTTGTAGTTATGGATAGGGTTAGCTCTTCTCCATGGTTATGTAAGATTGATAATCAGTTTCATCAAGGTAAGTATTTATTTACAGTTGACTATACAGACAATGATATTGCGGATGACCCTTCACAGCATAAACAATCTCATGTACTATATTTAACTGATGCGGGTAAATGGACAGGTAACGTGGTAGCTCTACCAAACAACAGAGTTAGAGCAACAAGTCCTGCACTATGGAGAACTGGAGAAGGAGCACCTGATTTTATTCCTTCACAGCATACACATTCTGCAGAATCACACGAGACTTACTTAGACCCCTCAATAACTTTTAACAACTTGTATAAAGAGAGCACATGAGCGAAAAAAGAAAAAGTAGATGTGAAACTTGCAAATGTTATGATTGTGATTGTGACGAGTGTACTTGCAAATGTCACACAGAAAAGCCAACAGAGGAACAGTTAGAACTAGACTTTGTTAACTAATGATTGAGTTTGTGTTAGTGTTTATGATGGGATTAAGAGTAGTAGACCAAACACAAACCTTCGAAGATATAAATAGATGTTTGTATTTTGCAGAGAGATTACATAGCCAACCTTCAATACCACAGAAAGATGGACCTAATCTACAGATTACAGCATACTGCAAACCGATAAGGAAACAATAGAGTGAGTATTACAAGTTATCCACAACTCGTAGGAATGGGAGGTGGAGTAGGTTATTATCCATACTTTCTGCAAGTATCTCGTGGTTTAGTTGCTGGACACAAACGTGTATTCAAGTTTGGATACAACGGTGTAATACAAAACGTAGAAGAGACTATTTGGGATGTAGGTGGTTTATATGCCTATCCATCTAGTGCTGTGACAATGACAGCTACAAGTAGTTCAGGTGCTACAGACGAAAATGTTCAAGTAACTATTCAAGGTTTAGATGCAAGTTACAATGAATTATCTGAAACAGTAACACTAAACGCATCAGGAACTGCAACAACAACAGGTAGCTTCTTACGAGTTTATCGTGCATTTGTCGCAAGTGGTACAGCATCTGCAGGTAATATTACAATTGCAAATGGTGGCACAACTTATGCTTACCTGTCATCTGCCGACCAACAAACTTTGATGGCACTATGGACTGTACCTGCAGGTTATACAGCGTATCTGTTTCAAATAGATACAACAGCATTTACAGTACAGAACAATAAAGTTGCTACAATAAGAATGATAACAAGAGAATTGAATGGCGTATTTCGTACCCAACAGAAGTTTGATTTGTTTGAAGGCTCATATCATCAAGACATTACTTGCCCACAGCCAATACCTGAGAAAACAGATATTGAGTTTCGTGCAATAGCAGACAGTTCAAATGCTGACTTACGAGTTTCAACAACTTTTGATATTATTTACATAGAGAATTAAGATGGAATTTAAAAATCGTACTGTTGCTCGTGAACTTACTACAGGTAATGGTGACATATATACTGTTCCAGATAACTATGAAGCAGAAGTATATAGCATATTTATAAGCAACGCTAGTTCATCTAATGTGACATTTAGTTTAGATTGGTATGACAGTCAAACGACTACGTTTTTTACTGTTGCTGAAACAGTAGAGTTATTAGGAAACTCAATGCTTCAGATAAACAGCGAACCTTTTTGGTTATTCAAAGGAGACAAATTAAGAGGATTAGCAAGTTCAGGTAGTGCAGTAACTATATCTGTCCGAGTTAAAGAATTATACGTACCACAGAGGAACTAAACAATGTTAGCAGAACTAGCTGCAGCTAATGCTGCTTTCAGTGTTATAAAACAATTCGTATCCAACGGCAAAGAACTAAGTGGATGTGCAAAACATATAAGCGATTTTGTATTTTCAAAAGAAACAATAGAAAAGAACCTAAAGAAAAAGAAAGCTAAAGGTGTAGGTGGTTCAGACTTAGAAGAGTTCATGGCTCTTGAGCAGATAAAAGAAAAAGAAGAAGAACTCAAGAAGATGATGATATATTTAGGTAGACCCGGATTGTGGCAAGATTGGCAAGCCTTTCAAGCCGAAGCTCGTAAGTCTAGACGCTATCAAGAAAAAATGGAAGAGAAGCGTAGAGAAGAGTTAATGGAATATGTAGGCTATGGAATAGCATTTATAGTTGTAATATTCTTCGCAGGATTGTTAGCGTGGGCAGCAGGTAAATGGGTAGGAAAATTTTAACACCCTGCATCGGTGTTTGTACACTAGAAGACGATATCTGTATAGGATGTGGTAGAACGATAGAAGAAATAAAGGAAGCATACAAATGGCAGCAAAGAAAAAATCAACAGGTTCCCCAAAACCAAAAAATGCAAAATTATATGCTTCAGTTAAAGCGGAAGCTAAAAGAAAATTTAAAGTGTATCCATCAGCGTATGCAAATGCTTGGTTAGTTAGAACCTACAAAAAAAGAGGTGGTACTTATTAATGGCGTACAAAGGAGGTTTACGTAAATGGTTCAAAGAGGACTGGAGAGATGTAGCTACAGGCAAACCCTGTGGGCGTAAATCAGCAAGTAAGTCTAAAAGGAAGTACCCAGCGTGTCGCCCCAAGGCAGTCGCAGATAGGATGTCTAAGGGACAAAAAAGTGCGGCAGTCGCTAAAAAAAGAGCCGCAGGAAATCCAGGAGGCAAGCCCACATCAATTAAGTGGTCAGTATCACCCAGTGGACGAAAACGGAAAAGAGTATCTAAAAAGAGATGACAAGAAATTACAGAAAAGAGTACGACAGATACCACGGAAAACCAAAGCAAAAAAAGCGAAGAGCTTCAAGGAATGCAGCTCGTGCAATAATGGCGAAACGTGGTCTAGTCACTAAAGGTGATGGCAAAGACGTACATCACACCACAGGTAATCCTATGAATAATGATAAAAGTAAATTATCTGTAAAATCAAAAAGCAAAAATCGTTCTTTTGCTAGAACCAAAACAGCTAGAAAGAAGAATCCTCGTGCATAAAGAATTAACAGAATTACAAAATAAATTCTTAGATGCTTTGTTTGGTCCTGCTAAAGGTAATCATGCTAAGGCTATGAAGATTGCAGGATACTCAGAGTCAACTAATCCACATCACATTATTAACTCAGTGCGTAAGCACATAATTGAAAGAGCAGAATTAGAGATGGCAGTCAATGCTCCTAAAGCTGTATTATCAATGGTCGGTGTCATAGATGACCCGTCAGCTATTGGTAACAGAGAAAGACTAGCCGCTTCTCAACAGATACTTGACAGGGTAGGGTTATCCAAAGTAGAGAAGTTAAACGTCACATCAGATAAACCTATGGGCGTATTTATTTTACCAGCTAAAGCAGATGATGATAGCACAGAAATTGAATCCGACAAATAGATATAAAACACTAAAAGGTCCAACAATACCTTGGGGATACGAAGCAAATAGCATCGACCCACATTTACTAGAGCCAGTAGAAGAACAACTAGAAGCGTTATCGATGGCAGAAGATTACTTAAAAGAGTCTTCATATCCAGAAGTAGCAAGATGGTTAACAGAATACACAGGACGTAGCATAACTCCGATGGGATTATGGAAGCGTATAAAGACAGACAAAACAGATAGACGAAGGCATGCTGAACAAAAAAGCCGCACCGCCAAGACCCAAGCTGAAGGCAACATCAAAACCCAAGCCTTTAACTAAAGAAGAAAAAGAATTAGTTAAAGCCAAGAAACAACAAAGGTCTGCACGTGTGCGTTTAAACATAGCACAACGTAAAATAGCTAAGATAGCTAGGAGTACAGAAGATAGTGACATTGCAGAGAAAGCTGCGGAGAGTTTACCTGAAACTTATTCTGTCCAGGAGGAACCAACTCAAGAAGTATTATTCCAACCAAATCCAGGACCACAAACAAACTTTTTAGCTGCTCCAGAACGAGAAGTACTATATGGAGGGGCAGCTGGGGGTGGCAAGACGTACAGTCTGAT